CTTGTCCGTGAATACACGCCACACCAAACCGCTATTGATGACCGGCAGGTCCTTGCCGTAGCGCGCCGTCAGCGACAGCACCGCCTGGCCCGCGGTCGAGGCGCCCGGCGGCGGCACCACCGGCGGGACGGTTGCGATCGATGGCTGCACGATGGTCGGCTGGGTCAACGGCGCCGGCAGAGTAGGGATCGACCCGGGTCCCGAGGGTGGGGCCAGATTCATCGCCGGCCCTGAAGGTGCGTCCGGTACCGAGGCCGGCGGCACCGGCGGGGGGCGGTCTGAAAACAGCTGCGCGGAGACGGAAGCCGGGATCAGGCAAACCGGCACGGAGGCAAGCAAAAGCGCCGGGAAAAGCCGCCTGGCCCACCCCTGCCCACCCATGCCGTTACCCCACGAAGTCATGGCCATGCTTTTCACCGAAAACGCGGCAAATTCAAGCCTCCGGAGCGGACTTCGGGCGCCGCTGCCTTAGGAACCAGCCCAAAGCGCCAATGTTAATCCAGCGGCCGTGGTCCAGTCACAATCCCTGCCTACGCCGCGTTCGCCGGGCATAAACCATGCATACGGAATATCCATGTAGGATTCTGGCAGGGCGAAGTCGCCGCGCATAGACTGGGCGCCACGCAGGAGAGTGTTTGGTGTTGGATAACTGGATGGGCCGTGGCCAAAAGGGCTCCGACGGCCACGACAAGGTAGGGCTTGGCAGTATCCGCCGACCGGTGATCGGGCTGGCGCTGGGTGGCGGCGCCGCACGCGGCTTCGCCCATATCGGCATCATCAAGACCCTGCTCGCCCACGGTATCGTCCCCAACGTCGTCGTCGGCACCTCGATCGGCTCGGTGGTCGGCGGCGCCTATGCGGCCGGGCATATCGAGACACTGGAGCAATGGGCCCGCGGCCTGCAGCCGCGCAGCGTGTTCGGCTACCTCGACATCCGCCTCAACGGCTCTGGCCTGATCGGCGGCGCCAAGCTGGCCGCCGAGATCGAGGCGACGCTGGGCAAGGTCATGATCGAGGACCTCGCGGTCAAATTCGCCAGCGTCGCGACCGAGGTGCGCACCGGCCACGAGATCTGGCTGACCCATGGCAGCATGGTCGACGCGATGCGCGCCTCCTACGCCCTGCCCGGCATCTTCGCGCCGGTGCTGATCGGCGACCGCTGGCTGGTCGACGGCGCGCTGGTCAATCCGGTGCCGGTGTCAGCCGCGCGTGCGCTGGGCGCGGAGATCGTGATCGCCGCCAATCTGTCCAGCGACGTCTTTACCCATTCGACGACGATCTATTCGCATGGATCCTCGGCCGCCCCTACGGTATCGGTCGCGGCAGAGACCGTGCCCGAGCGGCCGAAACGAGGGCTCGGCAAATTCTTCTCCGCCGAGCGCACCATGAAACGCGAATTCTTCGGCGGCGACGGACGGCCCGGCATCTCCTCCGTCATGGTCGACGCCTTCAATATCATGCAGGACCGCATCACCCGCGCGCGGCTGGCCGGCGATCCGCCGGATCTGTTGATCACGCCCCGCGTCGGACAGATCGGCTTTTTCGATTTTCACCGCGCCGACGACCTGATCGCTCATGGCGCGCGCGCAACCGAACGCGCCATCGACTCGATCCAGGAGGCCATCGGCATTCTGGCGCCCGCCGCGGCGGGGACAGCCACGGCCGCCGACAAGGCGACGGTGCAAGACTAGCCTTAAGCCGTCTTGATGTAGTCGCGCAGCGCTTCCTGCTCGGTCTCGTATTCGTGGACACGGCGCTTGACGATGTCGCCGATCGAGATCAGGCCGACCACCTTGCCGTCCTCGACGACAGGAAGATGCCTGAACTTGCCGAGCGTCATCATTTCCATGATGCCGCTCACCGTGTCCGACTGCCGGCAACTGACGACCTTGCGCGTCATGACGCCGCTGATGGGCTCATCGAGCACCTTGGCGCCGCGCTCACCGAGCACGCGCACGATGTCGCGCTCCGACAGGATGCCCTCGAGGCGCCCCTGGCTCATCACCAGCACGGCGCCGATCTTGCGCTCGCCCAGTATCTTAACCGCAGCCGAAAGCTTGGCGTCCGGCTCGACGCTCAGGATCTGATGGCCTTTGGAATCGAGAATTGCTCGTACCGTCATTGTCGTCTCCCTGAATCCGTTCGTGCCCCCGAAGGGCCGACTTTGTTCGTTGAGTCTTCAAACAACAGTTCCACGCTGTTTTCGTTGCAAGCAAGCTCAACGTTTCAGGGCGTGGTCAACAAGCGCGGCTGTCATGCACGGCAGCGGGCTTAGGCTTGCATCGCAACTTTCAAAGATGATGGATGAAATCGCCGTGCGCCGCAAGCGCCGATCAGGCTCGGCCGGATCCGTCCGGCGACGACGCATCTGCAACATGCTGCGCTGCCCGCGGTACCGGATCGAACAGCGAAAACAGCATCAGGCCGGCGAGAAATCCGCCGATATGCGCCTGCCAGGCGACGCTGCCGCCGTCTAGGCCGATCGCAATCGATCCGACGCCGAAGATGATGTTGACGCCGAACCAGATGCCGAGGAATCCGATGACGCGCCGGTCGCGCAACGCATGCATCAGCGACAGCGCCGGAACCTTCGCCGCTTCATCGGCATCGCCCCGGTTGAAGGAAAGGAAGCTTCCCTTCACGAAGGCAAAGCGAATGGCGGCCGCCATGGTGCCGGACACCGACGCCGAGGCGCCGATCATCGGCGCAATCGCATGTTCATGCATGGGCAGCAGCTTATGCAGGCAAGGCTGCGCGAGCTTACTTGAATGATCCAGCAAGGCCGTTGCAGAGTTTGCATCTCGAAGGGATTGTGCCCGCTTTGTTCCAGAGCAGGTTCTTGATGTCCGAACTCAATAATTTATCATTGAGCGGTCTTGCGACTCAACGAAGTCTTGTTGATAATATCCCATTCATCGCTCGTGAAACTACAACGTATACACTCAATACGTATGGCGCGCCTGATGATGCTTATGATGTTGCTACGACGCTTGCGACGTTAGCGAGGATTTTGCGCAATCAACGTCAAGCTATTACATCAAAGTATCCACGCCACAAGTTGGCTGATGACGGGACTAGGTTTGGTGCTGGGCAAGCGATTGTTACGCCAAAGATCATAAAGGCTGAATTGGTTTCTCAATACAGGATTGATGAATTCAATGGATTGGTCGAAAATGCGACCTCGTTTAAGAATGCGTTGATCGTGGAACGTGATGCGAATGATCCTAATCGGATGAATGTGTTGTATCCGCCTGACTTGGTGAATGGTCTGCGGGTGTTTGCTGTGCTCGCACAATTCCGCTTGCAGTTCAATCGAGGAGTGGACCTCGCTATTATCTGATTTTTTATTCGGGATGCTGCCTAAGGTGCGGCATTTAAACGATAGCCTTGCAAAATAAATATGCCCGTCAACAAGTTAATCAAAAGGAGTTTGGAATTATGGCACAGAGAATAGCAGGCATCGCTTTCCTGAAAGTGGATGGGAGCATGTATCCATTGAGGGGGAATTTTACGGTATCTCCTTCAGCATTGGAGCGTGCTGGTATCGCAGGTCAAGATTTCATTCATGGCTATAGTGAGCTCCCGCGATTGCCAGTCATCTCTGGCGATGTGTCGCTGGTTCAGGAACTATCGATGGATGATGTTGAATCTGTAGTTCAAGCGACGGTTACAGCTGAGTTGGCGAATGGAAAGACTTATGTGCTACGTGAAGCTTGGTGTACATCCGCTCTTGAATTAAATTCTAGAGAGGGCCAAGTTCGCGTTACTTTCCAAGGCGTATCGTGCGATGAGATATGATTTCAATCATTCTATTACTAATGTCCCAGTTGGATTCACTTGGACGTTTCCGGCTGAAATCCAGCGTTGGGTTGATGGTGATAGTGTGTATGTTTCAATTCAACGCACAGCACGTGAAAAGCTGATCGATGTTGAGTTGAGACTTGATGGCATAAATGCAGTTGAGATTAAGACGGCGTTTGGTCAAGAAGCCAAGGCATTTATGGAAAGTCTTGCCCCTTCAGGTTCAACGGTCTTGCTGGTCGAGCGTAATCACAAAGAGAAGTATGGTCGAGAATTGGCACGTGTGATCTTGATGAACGGTCGGGATTTATGCACTGAAATTTTGACCGCGAAAGCAAGTGATGGAGTTACACCTTTAGCCGTTCCTTATAATCCATAAAAAATAATTCCAAGAGGATAACAAATGGCTGATGAAGCAGAAATTAAAAGTAATGCGGCAACGTCACCTATTGTAGTAAAGTTACGAAAGCCAATTATTGCTAATGGAGATGAAGTTAGTGAATTGAGTTTTCGTGAACCTACAGCAGCTGATATTGAACGTACTGGAAATCCAGTCAACATCGATTTCATTGGAGACAGATACAAGGTCACATTTGACGCCAAAGCGATGACGCAGATGATGAGCTTGCTGGCAACGGTTCCGCCGTCTACTATTCGACAGATGCATCCAAAGGACTGGAATACAGCAGCGTGGGATTTGGCCGGTTTTTTTACTCCGGACCTATAGATGATGTGATCTTGGATTGTTATCGGCTTGCTAAATATTTTTGTCGCGATCCTGATGATTTTTTGAATAAGCCGTTATCTTCGATTCAACGTCACATGAAATGGATAACTCAGCTTATGGCTGAGACTCAAAAACCTGATGATGAAGAATATTAATGGCAGATACTACCGAAGCTGATATCAGAGATATGTTCTCCACGACCATGAAGACGATGGCTCGTGAGCTGGACGCGATGAATAAGCGTGCGGTTGAGCTTGGGAATAGTGGAGCCAGTAGTTTTGATAAATTTCGTCGTCAGAATGAAGCTTTGAATGAAAGCAATAAGCGCACTAGCAATTCACTTGCATCAATGAGTACAGTTCTTACTGGTATTGGGAAAACACTTATTGGTCCGGTCGGAATTGTTGCTGGCTTTGCTGCTTTTCAAAAAGCACTTGAGGGTGTTTCTGAAAGCACCATTCAGTTGAAAAATTTCTCTACCAACTCTGGATTTGCGACGTCCAATATTCAAGAGATGCAGCAAGCGATGCGTCGAATGGGGCTGTCAACTCAAGAAGCTGATAGTTCTATTGCAACTCTTGGTAACAAACTGAATAATTTGAGAGCATTTAAGGAAGGTAGCGATGTTTTTCAAGCCTTAGCCAAGGCTGTTGGTGGTGTTGAGTTTGCCAATCGGATTTTGGCATTCGAAAAACTTGGCGACCGAATGGGTGCGCTGAATGAAATCACCAAGACTTTTAATGCACAAACGAGAGAAGGTAAGATTTTATTGTCGCAGGTTTTTGATACGCAGATTAATGTGCTTGAAGATTTGCAAAGAGCCAAACAACGCGGCATTGAAATCTGGCCGGTTAGTTTAGAAGAGGCGCGAAAGTATCATGACTATTGGGTAGACTTTGAAGTAAAATTCGGAAACATTTGGAGAGATATTTCCAACCATGCAATCCAAGGCCTCAATGATATATCAGAAGCATTTAAAGCTCAAGGCACAACCACGAGAGGGATTGCTGATTGGTTGAACTCACAAATGGATATGACATTGAGTACAATTAAATCCACAATCGAAGAGGTCAAGGCAATTAAAGCATGGTGGGAAAATCCTAATCGTGGTCTGCCTAATCTTGGGGAGTCAAAAGAAGATCGCGGCTATCAAGGCGAAATTGGCCATAAGCCACCGGATGCGATGGGAGATGATTATGCGCGCGGAGGGACGTTGTATGGAAAATTTCATGAATGGATGAATGAGCGTGCGCGCAGAAGTGATGCTGGTACTGAAGGTACTCATCCAGGCATCACTGATTTTTCTGGGCGTCGAAGAGATGGTGAACAAATAGATTTGTTGCGTGATATGAGCGACACTTTACATCGTATGGAAACGAAAGATGGTGGTGGGGGAGAAGGTCGCACTTATGGAACTGGCGCGCGTGGCGGTAGCTTACAAGCTGGCTTAGGAGGTTTCAGGCCAAACACTGGTGGAGTTAATAGTGGTGGAGCTAGAGTTGGTGGAACCGGTGCTGGTGGTTTTAGACCTAGAGTTGGTGGGGTGGGCGGTGGTAAC